GATCTCAAAGACTGCGGCGGCAGAGGTGACTGCCACATTGTTAATTAAATGGATGGAGTTGCGAAAGAAGACAAGAACCTGATTCTCCAGGTATGGAGTAAATCCGATTAAGCGATCTGCGGTTCCTCGATTGATTCGGAACTGCGAAGTACTTGCCCTAAATTCATCCGTATCCAAGAGTTCAGACATGATGACGGTGTATGCAGAATCGCTTGGTTGTGGGACAATTAATCTATTTGCAAAGAATAATCCAAAGGTTGTCCTTGGGCATTCAACGGTTCCCGCACTTGGAGACGCATTGTTTTTTAAATCAAAGGTGCTGTCCACGGTGCCGTCACCATTGGTATCGGTAAACACGCCATCCCATTCAAGTGGATCTTTTCCAGTACCTCTGAATAAAATTAACTTCTCTAAAGACTGGCAAAAGGATGCACCATCTGCGGCGGCAACTACTTCGGACCCCGTGTATTCCACATAAAGCCCGGTATTATTACTATCATTCCAAAGGATTACTTTGTCCTTAGTTGCCGCGGCAATGTATTCATTTCCTGTTGCGGGATCTGAGAAGACAGCACTACAAAATACTTCCTCTGTACCTGCTGAATAGGTCAAGGTGACTGCGCCTGACTTAAACTCAATACCTTTACGCACTTCTGCAATGTCACCATCCAAGCGCATATTCTCAGATGTCTCCACAAATCCACCCTGCAAAGTAGTAGGCTCAAGATAAGAATCTATACCCTTAAATCCCCGATCTCCTTCGGAGGCAATCGGATCATCCATGCGTCCTAATGGTTCGTAGCGTGGCATTACTTCTTCTTAATCTCCTGATAAAGTTTTACGGACATGTACACCAAGGTTACAATTCCTGCGGCAATGCCGATCATTGAGTCATAAGCTGATAATCCAAGGGAAGCGGCAGTACCACTCATTCCCAGAATTGATACGCGATCAAACATCATCTACGCCCTCCTGGTGTGAAGTAAAAGCCAATGATTAACGGCAACACGACGGTTGCTTCGAAGAGGGCAATATGTCCTGTTGTAACGACCAGAGGGGCTTGCTCTGCAGGAAAACTGAGGAGTCCGAATAGAAATTCTCTCCGCCCCTCTCCTGTAATATTTGTTGTGCTGACGAGTGGAATTGACGGGTAGATGGTGGTGATACAGGTGATGAAGCTGAGTGTGAACATGCCGATAAGAGCAAGCATACGACGAGTAGCACGAGTGAAAGCTCCACCAGGTCCCGAATTAAGTGAGGCCTGGAACTGGATGGCGAACTCATTGTTCCTGCATTCCCGCGCCATTTCCATCTCATACTTCTGTTGACGAGCATCGGTAATCGCACCAAACACGCCTTTAAGAATAGACCCCATTGCGGCCGACCCCCCACCGGTAAGAAAGAGCGTAAGTAACTCAAACATTTCATTTATCCTCCATGCGTTTAAAAAGGTTCTTCACATCCTCGCGCCGATCCTCGGCTAACTTGGTTAGATGCTCCAAGTCCTTGGTCTGTCCTGCGTCTGATATCTCTACTTGGCGGAGTCGTTCATTCATTTTCTCAATCTCCCACTTGTTACGCTTGATAAAAAACGCAAGGATGGAACAGGCAACGCCAACTCCCGCAAACATGTAGTGTGAAATTTCCATGTCATTGCTGTTTTAAGTATCTAATTTCCTCAATGATTTGCTCATGTTTTTCGGCTTGCTTCTCTAAGAATAACAATCGCATGTTTTGCTCGGCATCATCAGGTAATGCACCGAGTTCACCCCTTGGCCATTTAACACGGAACTCAGAGTTCATATCAACTTCGTGATGAATCCGCATAAGATCCACATTTATACTTTGAATGTCTGCAACCATCGAAGAATAAAACCAGACGCTCGCCCCAACAATTGCTATTGTCTTTCCAACAAATGCAAGGTTGGCGCGTATCTGTGTATTCTCTCCGACTTCGGTTGCCATCACTCAGATTCAGTCCAATCGGAACCGCTAAGAGTTGTTAGCATTTCATAGTGGGAGTATTGAGTTTTTCCGTCCAAAAAGCTTGGCGTGTCCCCCTCAAATTTTACGAAGGTTTGCGAATCATCAATAGAGTAACGCAAAGTATTTGCAGAGGTTTCAAATACTTGGTCGAAGTTGATACTCGAAACATCAGAAGAATTTATTATACAATAGGTTTTGCTCATAATTTAGGGTGTACTGGTTGAAAAAGTTGGGCCGTTGATCAAGGTCATGTCAGCACCGTTACCTTGTTCATCAGTTATAGGACCAGCGCCGCTATTGGTATCTTCCATGCGGTACCAGTATAAAGGATTGTAGCTAGATACATCGTCTGCTGATCCGCTGTTGTATATAGCGGTAACATCGGAAGCGGATAAAACAGAGTGCCATATTGCCAACTCGTCAACCTTACCAATGTAGTAAGCACCATATCCCCCCACTCGAAAGGTTGTGGTAGATGTAATTGTATCTTGAGTTTTAGAGCCAAGTAAGGAACCATTCCAATAAATCTTATGGGCAGTACCGTCAGAAGTGGTAACTATATGATTCCATGAGTTAATTGCGGGAGTGATAGCGGAGTACTGACTACCAGGTTTGACCTGATCGTACCCTGAGTACTGAAGCCAAGGACCAGAGGTTCTAAGTCTTAACTGATAAGTAGGTGACCATATAATGTACTCCTGATCATTGATAGATGGGAAGTTGATCCAAACACTAACACTAATTTGAGAACCCGCAAATGTTGAGTCGCTTCTAGCATAGTCATTGGTTCCATCGAAGTCTAAGCTGTGAGAATTACTATATGAACCACCACCACCACCACCGCCACCACCTGCGGATACTGCGGATATGGTGGATGCTCCAAAACTTGGAAGTATGAAAGTCATCGGACTTAGGAAGCTGTATCGCCTGCTAAAACAAACACATCGGCCACGCAACTGATCAATCCTGTAACAGCATACTGCCCTGCGGTCTTGGTGTGCGATTGGCGGTTATAGAGTGTCGAGCTTGATGTGGAAAAAGTAATCTGCCCCGCTCCGTATTGGATAACTGAGCAGTTGAAACCTAGTCCTAATCCACTTGGTAGGGTAAGCGTGATTGCTGATCCGTTCGTGAACTTAATCACCTTTCCATTATCTGCCGCCACAAGCGTGTAGGTGGTTCCTGTCTGCTCATTGACACTTGCGTCAAAATTACTCAAAGCGTTTCCGCCTAGATCAACTCCGCCACTTCCACCGACTGCAAGCACATTACTATTGCCAGTACCTACGGTCTTTGTGGATGCGTCCCCTAAACTACCAAGCAGATTAGAAACGGTAATCTTCTTTGTTTCTGCGGCACCACCTGGAGCGTCCACAATTGCTAATATATCAGCACTATCAGGCGTGGTCGAAAGTGCGTTGAGTTCTGTAATTTTTTTTGTCGCCATTTTATTTTAAGTTGAGATTGAAATGTTATCTTCTGTAATTAAATTTTCACTTGCTTCAGTTACCAAAAGAGGTGGTGCATCGTATCGTAAGTAAGCACCTGCTTCGGTAAATAAAAATTCCCCAGCTTCGGATAATAGTGCTAAATCTGGAGCGCCACCTCCACTTGGTACTCCACTAGCAGTAGAGGGACGGCCTGCACTTAACGATAGATCAATTGCAAACATTTTACATTTTGTAGGCTATTACCGCACCACTCGTAAGAGTTACTCCGGTTATTCTGCCATAGATTGCGGTATTGGCGGATAATGTGGTTGCATCCTGTCCGGTGCAAATATCCGCAATATTGTCGATGTTACTAGTCAAGCTTGCCAAGACGGTGTCTTCCGTTGCTACGATGCAAAAAAAGTCGCCTGTGTGAGCGGCAGTATCGTTCACGTACTCTGCGCCATTTAGTCCTAATCCTCTATATTCGTTTGCCATATCTATAATCCTATTTGTGAAGTTGTTCCGTATGTTATGAAATTGACGTATTGTTGTTGTCCTTGTTGGCGCTCCAATTTATCAAGCTCCTGCAATATGATTGCTTCCGCTTGGGCTTGGATTACTTGCGCCTTATCAAACTGGCCATCGGTGGCTAGGTAGTCGGAGTAAGCACCAAGGACTGCATACTCGCTAAAGATGTAAGGGAACTCCTCCCCTGCTGAATAACCTGCAAATGGAGCGCGATACAGCACATAAACAGGTGCGGTACTGGAGCGGTCAACCAGGACTGCCTGTCCAAAGTCTGAAGCGCTAGTGGAAGAAAATTCTAAGCGGTATGCTAAGTCGCGGACATTACCAGTTTCGTACGGATCATTCTCAGTAATTCTAAGAATCTCACCAATGGTATTGCCCATCTCTAAGACTGCAATGATGGTAGCCTTGGCAGTTGCTCCACTTCCTGATCCGCCCGTTATTGCTACGGTTGGAGCAGAGGTATATCCAGTACCATGATTGGTAACTGCTGCACCATTGACTTCGTTGTCTGCGTTTGTGGTTAGAGTTGCGGCGGCACTTGATCCACCTCCGCCACTAAATCCGGCAGTTGGAGTGCCAGTATATCCACTACCCCCATTTGTAATATTTACATTCCTAACCTGGATGTCTGGGATCTTCTGCTCAAAGCGGATAGTATCGGGCCATCTGGCTCGCTCCCATGCTAATCGTCCAAAGCGGTTGAAGCTACGAATGGCGGCACTTGTTTCAGCGGTCAAAAAGGAATTTACCCCAACTAGGTGAGTTAGGTTCGTTACCATTTCATTTACGCCAATCGTTCTCATGCCAAGCCAGGTTTATTGAAGGATGGTTTTGCGAATGATTTCGCTTTGAAGGATGGATTGTCGCGGAAGAATTCATTGACGAAACTCTTGTCTCCCCAACATCCACGCTCTGATTGTAACCAACGGAAATATTCACGGGCAGGTATTGTACCTTTGAGTTGACCAAGTCCTTCAGTCTTGGCTACGCCCATTTCTTGATTCTCTTTGAGTGCCATCTGCTCACGCATGGATGCCTCATGTTTTTCCAGGTCAACCTCGTAACGCAAATAACGGTCAAGGTTCTGCATGAACTTTGTACCGTTGCCCTTCCCTTCAGTCTTCCACTTTGGTAAGAATATATCCGCCATATTAAATTGATTTATTCACTCTAGGGAGGTCTGCTAGGCAGACCCCCCATCTTGAGCGAATGATTGGATTATGCGAATCGACCGAGATCGAAAATCCGAAGTCCGATAACTACTTTTCCTGCGGTTAAGTTTGCAGTCGTACCACCGAATTTATAATAAACGGTAGCATCGGTTTGTGTTAATCCGACTGGCAGAGAGCCACCCTCAATCGTGGTGTTCCCTGCGCCTTGCACGAATGATTCTCCGGTATTAGCTACTGGAGCAGACATTCCATCAACGTCTAAAGCGTCGATGAACTCATCTGGATCACCCTCGGTGGTGCCGACATCAAGAGTGATATCGGTTGTTCCGGCAAGTGCTTCGGCTTCAAAAACCATAGCAACATCAACGCCTCCCCCTGCGGGGATGGTGGCAAATGCGGTTGCAGTCGTTCCTGCGGCTTGGATGTCTGCGAGAGTAAGTGTGATTACTTCCGTAAAATCACCCATTAACTCATTGTTTGATAATTGGTTTCCCATGTCTTATTTCTCCTTATAGTTTAAGATTAGTTAAAGAAACCGTGTGCTTTAGGACTATGAACTGCAAGTCCTGCAATTACATCACAGAAACCTCTGCGTCCACCTCCTTGATTCTCAAGCTCAGAGTTGGACTCGGCTTTAAGAGTGTGGATAGCAACATAATCAGGATCAATAAGAAGTCCTGCGTCACCGTCAATGGTAGCACTTCCAGACGTCCTATTAAGTAAGGTCGATGGAATTATAGCAACATTCCCAAAGTCGCCTTCGTAAAAGTTGACTGATAAGGTTATTTTCTTGCTCTCTGCGGGTTGAGTCACTTGATAAGCAAACCCTGCTCCACCTGCTTGACGCGAGAAGTCGCTGATTTCTTTTTTCAGAGTTGGTCCTGCGATGAGGGTCAACTGACCACCTGGCATTCCATTAGCTTCGTAAAGAGACTGAAGAACACTATTGAAGGTGGTTTCGGTTTGGGTGCCTGTGGTGTCAGAAGCAACACAACGCGCAAACGCTGGAATGTCGGAAGGTTGACCACCGACTCCGAGGAACTTAAACATTCCGCGAGTTTTGTATGGTGATCCCGCTCCGCTGTCAGCTTGACGATCTTGAGATGAGCAGAAGGCGGCTTCCATGTCGCGTTTGGTTTCACGAATTGCTTTACTTTCAGCATTTGCAAACTCAGATGCGACACCTGCGGTAGCGACGATTTCTTGTATATCCGAAACGGCATAAGATCTTCTAAACTTCTGCACATAATTTCCGATACGAGCGCGGTTAGCGGCTTTGTTATCGAAGCTTGAAACATCTTCACCTTCGGATACTCCCGAAAATTCGGCAACCGAGAGGTCATCAGTCTGGACTTCAAAGAAGGTTCCATTTGCGGTTGCTTTGTTTGCCATTGAAGTCAATGGCGTAGATTCCGGTTCTAAGATCGTAAGGATGTCTGAAAGGTCTTCACGATTTCCGGCTACATTATAAGAGGCTGATTTGGCCATATTTTAATATCTCCTGTTAAGATTGGTTTTTAATTTTTAAATAAGTTTGGTAGTCCGCCATCGAACCCGATTTATCGAATCTCGCTTTCGCCGCTTGCAGAGCTTTCGTTTTCTTTGCCTGCGGTGTTTTGGGCCTGCTTGAACCTGCT